TACTAATGACGCCATCAATTGTAGTCAGAGGTGTGATTACTGAGCACATAGTACCAGTAGCTAAAGGTGGAACAGAAGCGTACAGCAACCTGTCATGCTTCTGCAGTGAATGCGCAACCATTAAAACATCATGGGAACGCAACAAAAGTGTTAATGAAGTGCTTAGACGCTATGGTCATACAGCTATCACCCTTAATCATGGGTAGGGGGGGTGAAATTGTTCAAAACAAAACGCCTTGCGAGTACTGCCACCTAAGTCAATTTTTACGCGTGAGAAATAAGAAAACTTTTTTTGAGAATTTTTTAGGCTTTAAGGGGGTCGTTTGAGTTCAGCTGTTCGAGCCGCCGGAGCCGGAAGAAAAAAGAATGGTGCACTGTTATCCGTTGGTGATCCAACAATAACAAGAGTTGCACCACCGGCTGAGTGCCGTGACGAAAAAGCGGTAAATATTTGGAAATCCCAAAGTAAAATAATGATCGCGCAAGGAACATTGTCAGGCGAAGATTTACCAATTTTAGTTGCGTATTGCAACGCCTGGTCGTTGATGCTGCAAACGCAAAAAGATATGGAGAAGACACTTTATTCTTCAACTGCGGATGGTGGTGAAAAAGTTCATCCATCAGTAAACATCAATAAAATTGCTGTTGGTCAATTGAAAATGCTTGGCTCACTTTTAGGGTTGGATCCTTTGTCGCGCTCTCGGGTTGTGGGTACCGGGCTACATGGTAAGGGCGAAGAAGAAGGAAATGAGTTTGATGAGTTTTAGCCAATGGCCACTTACCCAAATGTTAACGCCGCGAATAAATTTGCACGCGAAGTTGTAGCAGGAAAAATACCGCAATGTAAGTTAACGATACTTGCATGTAAACGTCATTTAGACGATTTAAAAAAACAAAAAAATAAAAGTTTTAAATATAGGTTTGACCGTGATGCTGGTGAAAGAGTCTGTAGGTTTCTTCAAAAATTACCGCACACCAAAGGCGAATGGTTAAGACGTAAATTAAAAATAACCTTAGAACCGTGGCAATTATTTTTTTTTACTGTTGGTTTTGGTTGGTTAAAGAAGTCTGATAATAAGCGTCGCTTTAACGAATTATACTTAAAAGTTCCTCGTAAAAATGGCAAGTCAGTAGTCGCTTCAGGTGCTGGGCTTTATGGGTTTTGTGCTGACAATGAATATGGCGCCGAAGTGTATTGCGGCGCGACTAATGAAAAACAAGCATGGGAAGTTTTTAAACCTGCCAAGTTGATGGTGCAAAAAACACCAAATTTACGTAAACGATTTGGCATTGAAGTTAACGCTAAAAAATTAGTTAAAACTGATGGTTCAGTGTTTGAGCCCGTTATCGGTCAACCAGGTGATGGTGCAAGTCCGCATATTGCTATTGTTGATGAGTATCACGAGCATCCAAGTGATGATCAATACGATACTTTTAATACAGGTATGGGCGCCCGTGAACAACCAATGATGTTGGTTATCACAACAGCCGGTACTGATATTGATAGCCCTTGCTATGACCTTGAGCAACGAGTTATCGAAATGCTGCAAGGCATGAAAGATGACACATTGTTTGGTTTGATTTTTGGTATCGATGAGGGTGATGATTGGACCTCACCTGCAGCATTAATTAAAGCTAACCCTAACTACGGCATTTCAGTTAAAGCTGATTACTTGTTAAATCAGCAGTTAAAAGCCGTATCAAGACCACGCTTTACCAACCGCTTTAAAACAAAACATTTAAACATATGGGTTTCTGCTAAAGAAGCTTATTTCAACATGGAAAAATGGAAAGCGTGTGAAGATAAAACATTAACCATTGATCAATTCATTGGTGACGATTGTGTTCAAGCTTGCGATTTAGCCCGCAAGTTAGATATGAACTCTAAAGCGCGTATCTTTTGGGAAACAATTGATGGTAAAAAACATTGGTATTGCATAGCCCCACAATTTTGGGTGCCGTATGACACTGCTTTTGATAATGAAAATAAATCACTTGGTGATCGTTACCAAAAATATATAAACCTTGGCGTGTTAAGTGTTACCGATGGCGCTGAAATTGATTACCGTGAAATTCAGCAAGACATTCTAGCAAGCCATTTAGAAACGCCAAGTTTAAAAATCCCACTTGATCCTCACGGCGCTACAAACTTAGGTCATCACCTTATGGATGATGGCTTAGACGTTGTGACGATCACGCAAAATTACACAAACTTAAGCGATCCGATGAAAGAACTCGAGGCCGCAATTAATAGTGGTCGTTTTCATCATGACGGTAACCCTGTCATGACGTGGAACATATCAAACGTAATAGGTAAAAACTTACCAGGTAACGACGATGTTGTTAGACCAGTAAAACAAAAAGCAATTAACAAAATTGATGGAGCTGTCGCGCTAATGATGGCAATAGGTGAGGCGATGTTGCAAGAACGTGAGCCTCAAGACGAAGATTCTATTTACGACACAGGAGCAGTAGGATGCTAACAGATTTTATCAGTGTATTTATTGGGATTGTAGGAATTTTATTACTGTCTTACGGAACTTATTTAATCTCTCCGGAATACGGCTTTATAACATTAGGATCCTCATTTACTTTGTTCTCATTTTTGCTTTCACGCGTCAATGCGATCAATGAATTTAAAAACAAGAAGCGATAATATATGTTTTTTTCAAGTCTTTGGACTGGCTCTGGTGATAGCGCTAGTAATTTTAGTATGTTCGGCTCAGCCAGTGCAGCGTATTCAAAAGCGGGTACGGTTGTCGATCCTAAAACCGCGTTAAGCCTGTCGGCATTACGAAGATCGGTAACGCTATTAGCTGAATCAGTGGCGCAATTGCCTTGCGAAGTTTACAAGCGCGATGGAGATCAGCGCACTAGAGCTGTTGATCATCCGCTTTATGATATTTTGCACAATCAACCAAACCAAAAAGATTCAAGTTTTGAATATTTTGAAACAGCTCAAGGATTTTTAGGATTAAACGGCAATCATATAGCGATAATTGAGCGTGACAATAAAGCCAACATCACTGAGTTGATCCCAATTCATCGCGATAAAGTACAAATATTAAAAGGTAACGATGGTTTACCTTATTACCATTTAATTGAAGAAAATAAAACATTACCAATGCGCATGATCCACCATGTAAAAGCGTTTTCTATGGATGGTTTCCAAGGATTGTCGCCGCTGCAGACAAGTGCAGACTCTATTGGGTTATCTTTAGCCGTAGAAGAACATGCGTCAAAAGTATTTTCTAACGGGACCACGTTGTCCGGCGTTATTGAACGACCAAGCACAGATAAAGTAGGCTCAATAAAAACACAAGAAGGGATAGACAAAGTTGTTAACTCCTTCGTAGGTAAACACTCAGGCATTCGTAATATGTTTAGTGTAGCCATGCTTCAAGAAGGCATGACTTACAAACAGATGGCAATGAATAACGATCAAGCCCAGTTGGTTGAAGCCCGTAAAATGTCGGTTGCTGATATTTCGCGTTTATATGGCATACCATTATCAATGCTCAGCGAAAGCGCGGGGGAGTCTTACAAATCTATTGAACAACAATCGTTGAATTTCGTTATTTTTGCATTGATGCCTTGGCTTAAACGTTGGGAATCTGCAATGCGCAGAGACTTACTTTTACCATCAGAACGTAAACAATACTTTATAGAATTTAATGTTGCCGGGTTGATTCGTGGCGATATGAAATCTCGTTATGATGCCTATGCTATTGCTCGTCAATGGGGTTGGTTGTCAGTTAATGATATTCGTCGTTTAGAAAATCTAGCCCCTGTTGCCGGTGGAAATGTTTACTTAACACCACTTAACATGATTGATTCAAAAAATTCAGAAGTTCACAACAAAATAAACGGCGCTTCAGCTGAGCGCATAGCAGAGGTTGAAAAAATATTATGCATGACAAAATAGCGTCTAAAATTATTAACTATTCACACATCGCGCAAATGGCATTTAATGTGCCGCTACTGGCCACAGCACAATTGGCTGATACGGTCACCTCGTTTTTGCAAAATAAAATTGCAGGGTCTGTAATTGATCACATTGAAAGTGGTCAACAAATGTCTGCAGGTGTTGCAACATCAATTGAATTAGGTGGCCCCGAAAATGGCGCAAGCTTAATGATTATTCCGGTGCACGGTATTTTAGTGCCTCGTCGCTTTGCTATTGAAGCGTGCGAAGAAGTGATGAGTTATGAGCTGCTGCGAACTCAGATCTCCAAAGGTCTTAACGATGATAGCGTCAGCGAAATAGTGCTTGATTTAAACTCTGGTGGCGGTAACGCGCAAGGTGCTTTTGAGGTGGCTGAATTCATCTATCAATCAAGAAGCATTAAACCAATTCGATGTGTTGTTAATTTTAACGCATTTTCAGGGGCCTACTTAATTGCCGCGGCATGTTCTGAAATTATTGTTTCTTATACCAGTGGTGTCGGATCTGTTGGTGTTTACTCAAAGCGTTTAGATTTAACTAAATTTTATGAAGATCAAGGCGTGAAAATTCACACGTTCTACCGAGGTGATAGAAAAATTGATTTTCACCCGGACACTGAACTCAGTGAGGAAGAGCGTGAAAACATTGATAAAAATATGGAATCAACTTATCAAAAATTTGTAAACGCAGTAGCAAAATATCGCAACATGACGGTAGAGGCCGTTATTGCCACTCAAGCAGATTGTTTTGAAGGTCAACAGGGTATAGAGCTTGGCTTAGCAGATAGAATGGCATCACCCCAAGACGCGATCAATCAAATATCACAAAACATACTAACCAATTCTACACCAACACCAAGTACTAGTATTTCAATCCAAGCTGCGCATATGCGCATGCAATCACAGCTCTAGCCTCGCGGCAGAGTTAACCACCACAAGGTCGCATTTAGCGGCCTTTTTTTGTACATAAAAAGGTAAATAACATGCTAAAACGCATTGAAGAACTACGCCGCGAGCAGGCGCTAATTGCTGAAAACGTAAAAACTCTAGCTAACAAAGAAAATGCTGGCGAACAATTAACAACAGAAGAGCTTGCTAGCTTTACTTCTATGCAAACTAAGTTTGATGAATTAGGTGGTCAAATTTCGCGAGCTTTACAATCTGAGCAAATGACAATTGATTCTGCGCAACCTGTAACAAGTGCTACGAGATCGGCAGCAATTCATGTGAAAAAAGCCCCTGATAATTACCCTGGCGCACAAGTTGCCCGTTTTGCGATGTCAATTGCTGCCGGTAAAGGTGACCTGGGTTTAGCTGAAAAATTTGCTGCCAATGAGATTGGCGATAAATCAGTAGCCATGGCGGTTTCTACTGCGGCAGACTCAGCGGGGTCTTTAGTTCCTGAAAATATGGCTAATGAAGTTATTGAGTTACTTCGCCCTAAAACTATTGTTCGAGGTTTAGGTGCCCGACCTATGCCGCTGGTGAATGGTAATCTCTCAATACCGAGAATTACTGGCGGGGCTACTTCAGGCTACAAAGGCGAAAACGAAACACAAAATGCAGAAGGCGGTACCACAGACGATGTGAAATTATCGGCCAAAACCCAAATGACTATAGTGCCTATGTCTAATGAGTTAATTGGGCAAGCGGGTTTTAATGTTGAAAGTATTTTCTTAGGTGACATGACCATGGCTATGGCTAACCGACAAGACAAAGCTTTTTTACGTGATGATGGCACCAATAATACTCCCACAGGTTTTCGGAAAACTGCAGTTGATGCGAGTCGCACAGTGCCATGGGTTGGTACTGCTAATTTAGAAACAATTGACGCTTACCTAGATTTATTGATTCTGGGTGTGATGAGTTCAAATTCTAACATGATCACTTGTGGCTGGGGGCTATCTCCAAGAACTTTCATGAAACTTCAAGGGCTGCGTGATGGTAATGGTAATAAAGTTTATCCGGAAATGGCGCAAGGGCTATTGAAAGGGTATCCAGTGAAACATACCACTAATATTCCGGTTAACTTGGGTGCTGGATCTAATGAAACTGAAATTTATTTTGCTGACTGGGCCGATGTGCTTATCGGTGAAACAGGTACTATGACTATTGATTTCAGTAGAGAGGCCACGTATACCGACGATACAGGGACTTTAGTTTCTGCATTTTCACGCAATCAAAGCGTATTGCGAGTGGTTGGTGGTAATGATGTAGGTTTCCGTCATTTAGAAGGTTTGCAATTAGGTACCGCTATTACTTGGTAACCTCGACATAACCCTTTTATTTACTTAATTA